CAAGATATCTCATGCGTTGAAGCTGCGCGCCAAATTGCGTACAGTTTCAAAAAGCTTGAGATCGATTGTACTCCTGAAAGGGTACAATCTGCTCTTGATTCTTTCACAGAGCTTGAGCACGAACTCTCTGAGGCCGTTCTCCAGGATGACGACGTCGCATGGTTTCGCGACGTTGCCAGTACTCTATGGGATTCTCTCTCTAGGATTGATCTTAGAGATAGTCTTCCCAAACATGGGCCTGGAGCCACTGCTGAACGCACTATTGGTAGTAATCAAAAGTACGTCTGGCAACGATGGCATGATCGACTCGAACCTTTCTTTCCCCTCCTTTCCAGCGCTTACACAATAAGCGCGTATGGAAGTAGGGAGTTCGAGGATGTAACGATCATTTTAGAGGAGCAGGAAGCACCCGTTAGGGTGTCCCCTGTCCCGAAAACTCAGAAAGGACCCAGGATCATTGCAATAGAGCCATGCTGTATGCAATACGCACAGCAGTCCATTCGACAGATTCTGTATCGGTCTGTAGAACGGAACTATTTTTCGGCTGGTCATGTAAATTTTACTGACCAATCGATTAATAGACAGCTCGCAATGGTTGCGTCGAGAGATGAATCCTTTTCTACACTGGATTTATCTGAAGCGAGCGATAGGGTACTCTCTACGCTCGCTTTAGACATGTTCAATTGTAATCCTGATCTTAGGGATGCAATTGAAGCATGTCGCACGACGAAGGCACAACTTCCAGATGGAACCATAATAGGCCCATTAAAGAAGTTTGCCTCTATGGGGAGTGCTCTGTGTTTTCCAGTAGAGCCTATGTACTTCTATACGATTTGTATAGTTGCTCTACTGAGAGAACAGCACCTTCCTGTGACGCCCCGTAATATTTATTCTGTATCACGAGGCGTCTACATTTATGGCGATGATATTATCATCAACCATAAGTGGGCAACTACTGTTGTCGATTACCTACATAAGTACCACTGTAAGGTAAACATGTCAAAGTCTTTCTGGACTGGTAAGTTCAGAGAATCTTGTGGCATGGATGCATACAACGGACATGATGTCACTCCGACATATGTTCGACGTTTGCACCCTGACAACAGACGGCAGGCGGACCGATTAGTCTCTTGGATTAAGACCGCAAACCTTTTTGAAAGAAAAGGTTATGCGGCTACCAGCGCATACATGTTTAGGGTATGCGAGCGGTATTTGGGGAAACTCCCCATAATATCTGAGACTAGTCCTGCGCTTGGACGTATCCTTCAGCAACCATTAACAACACAACGTTGGAATAATGGTCTCCATCGCTCAGAGATTAGAGCATGGGTAGCTGAACCAGTTTATCACACTGATAAACTGGAAGGATACGGTGCTCTCATGAAATGTTTGATGTCTCTTGAACGTGCTCCCATATTGCGAAATTTTCTTCGCGATGAGATCCCGTCCATGGATAAAAAACATCTTGAGAGATCCGCACGGCACGGCGCCGTTGCACTAAAACGCCGTTGGGTAGCTGCGTAGTTAAATTGCAGCTACAGTGTCTTTTATAGACACAGATGGGGCTCGTGTTGAG